TTTAGATCATCATCAGCGAGCCATTGATGTGCTGCCTTCGCTCTGCGCCGCAGCAGCTTTTCGTTCATTTCAGCTTGCAGGTAAAAGACCTTCAGAGCTTTAGGGGCTGACATCATGCCGCCAAGGCAGGCTGCGCCTGTTGCCAGTGCAATATTGATATCCTGCACCAGCCACGACTTCTGAGCTTTGGGCGGGCCAGCAACAAGCATGAACGCCCCTGGCCCAGCCAGATCAGGGCTTAGATAGTCCGGCTCTTCGTGGAAATCTTCCGTCGCCAGAGCGGCAAAGTTAAAGGTACGTATTTTAGGACGAGGCTTCGCCTGGATAGGCTGCGCTCCATTAACCAGCCCAGTCGCATCACCTCCCTCGGCCACGCAATCCGCCGCGTCCCATTTGTCCGCAGAACCTTGAGGGGGCGTTATTCCAAGAACCGTGCAGCCAAGGGCCGCGAGCCGATCAGCGACATTACGGGCATACTGGAAGCCCGGAGCGTCATTGTCGGGCCAAATAATGACAGTCTTGCCAGCGACTGGAGACCAATCTGTCTTGTCAATCGGCGCGTTTGCGCCCTGCATCGCAGACGTTGCCGCGATACCGATTGACGTTAAAGCGTCCGCGCAGCCTTCCCCTTCGCAGAGGACAACGGTTTGGCTTAGGGCTATGTCGGGAATCCGGTAGAGTGGCCGAAGATCAGGAGCACCAGGCATCCACTTCGTGACGCCTTCTATGGTACGGAAGCAATAAGGCCGAAACGTCTTGGAGGCTCGCGTCCCATCCGGCTCGAACCGCTTCACAGCCGCAAGCACGTTCCCGCGCGTGTCGAAATAGGTATAGGTCGCGACTGGAGCACCAAGTTCGAGCGTGTCAGCGCGCGGTTTGTCGCCAAGCTTGGCCTTTTTGTCCGCGATGAATTGCGAGACTGATGGAGCCCATATGGTGCGCTCGATCTCCACCGGATCGCCAAAGTATTCCTTGGCTATTTCTTTCAAGGACAGGATGAAGTTAGACCGGTCCCGGTAGCCACGGTAGGCCCGGTAGAGTTCGATCAAATCGCCGCCTTCATCGGTCGCATGATCCTTCCAGAGGCCAGCGTTCGGACCGGTCAGGTGGATTGAAAGGGATTCACCTGGGTTGCCAGCGGTGTCACCGATTCGTGCGATATGATTCTTGCCGATGTACGCTCGGCCCGAGAACATCCATTCAACAAACGAGCGCGCGTCGGCGTGCAGACGCGACCTGATGTCGTCTGCATCGACGATGCTCTTCGCAAGCTCCCCTTGCCGCTTGGCGGTATTGAAATCCAGAACTGTCCCCGTCACCTTGTCCCGACCGTTCTCCTCTGTGCTACGCGATACGAGTTGCGGTTAATCTTGAGACCAGCATCGATCCTTGTGGCTGCAAATCTTGCATCGCCAGTCGGTTGGCCCCTTGTCGGTGATGCGCGGGAGAATCTCGCCGGCCTGCGTTGCCCGTATCACCGACACAGCGCGATCAGACGCCGCTTGTGCGGCTTCCGTGTCGAACTCGACAAGCACAGGCAGAATTTCGCAGTTGTCGGCGTTCTCAGCGGTAAATAGTGCCGGGTTATCGGCCAGATCGAGGTAGGCCATGTAAAGCTGGCACTGGTCGAAATAGACGGGGTATGCCTTGCGCAGTCCGTCTTTCTCGATCTTGCGCCAGCCCGAGGCGCCGAGCGCCTTATTCTCCCACAGACACGGATAGCGCAGACCTGGGATTACCGGCCCATCCACAATGATGCCATCGCAATGGCCTCGGAACATACCATCCACAGCACTGAAACCAGTCCGTTTCGTACCGCGTTCAATCCGGAACCCGGCCTGAGCGAACGCCTTGGCGGTAAATTCCTCAAAAGCATGGCCGCGTGCAAAGATACGCTTGGTCCGCGCCGGGTGCACAGCTTCGCATTTCCAGTCATATTGCACCTTACGCAGACATTCAGATCCAATGCTGGATGCTCCGAGATAGTCTCGCTGTTCTTCGCGCTGCTCTTTGGCCGCGGCATCGTCCAACATGGCGGCAAACGATGCTGCGAAATCCGTGCTGGAGAGGTTTGATCGGTTGAAATCCAACATCAGAACGGGACCTCATCGTTAAGCTCTGCGCGGCTCATCAACGGGCCACCATGCGCCGCGCTGTTCTCCCGCTCCATTCGTGGCTGTGACAACCGCTGAACGATCTTGTCTTGCGCGCCTTCGTCGCGGGCGGCCAAGGCTGCATCCGACAGCTTGTAGATCGACCATGCGAAGCCGATGATTTGATCCTTCGACCATTCGCCAACCGTCTTCGACCAATCGAGACCTTGGACATTGCCGAGCGCAGGGAGAATCGTCCCGATCGCTCCGGCTTCCCACGGCTGAGGGTCACGAGCCGTCATGGTTCGGATTGGTATTTCAGCTGATGTACCTTCTTCTACGGCCTGCTCGGCTTTTGTTTTGATCCAGCCGAAAATTGCCGCAGCGACAATCCATCCCCATTCAAGATCGGACAGCGACGAGATCATGGCGCGGGCATTGATGCCTTCGCCAGAGACAACGGCCTTAGCGGCCTCGATAGCGGAGGACGTGGCGCGCACGTCCCAATCCGCTTCGATGTCGCGCGGCTTCTTTTGTGCCGCTTGTGCCATCAGCTTGCCCATGCAGGTTTCGAGACCGACTGTGCGGCGTTTGCCTGCGCGGCTTGCGCTGCGGCCCCGACTTGCTGGAAGCCCTGCTGCTTCGCGACCTGCTCGACCTTGGCCCATTGCTTGCGGTCTGGCGTGATGACTTCGGCAAGGCTGTTCTTGTCCTTGTACCCGTCTTTGCCTTTCTCGATACCAACCTTGGCGATGAACCGCAGTCCGTCCAGATCGCCCCAAGAGTTCAGACGGCGCTTTGATTTAGCCGCATCGGATTCGTCGTCGGGGCGAATGCCGTATGCGCTTTCCAGAATAGCGCGGATGCGCGAAGCCGAAATGTCTGCGGCCTTCTGGTGGCCTTCTGTCGTTCCCTCCATGGTGAACAGAGACCAGAACTTCCGCTTGGCGTGCGGTCCTTCAGTAACGGTGAACTCGCAGTCAAGCGCCATGCTGTCGCCGGCCTTGGACCGCTTGAGCCAGCCGCCTTCGCCCGAGTTGCCGGGGCGGATCGTGAGATGAACCGGAACGAAAGTCCCGTCCGGGATTAAATCGCCGCTACGTTGTTCGCTTGCCGAATTAAAGTCATAAGCCATGTTTCTTTCCCCTTTAGGCTGCTTCGGTTTGGGTCTGTGTTGGAATGGTGTGGTCGACAGGCTTACGGGCGCCGTTGCCGGTTAGCTTTGCAAGCCACTTGCCGAGATGAGGTTCTTCGATCTGTTCGAGGCGTCCAGAGCGGTCTTTAGCCGGATAGCTAAACGGGTTCGGTTGCGTACAGATCAGCGCGCGAACCAGATTGCCGTCACCGAAATCGATAAAATTGAGCGTCGCGATCTGATCCACGATGCCGGGCAATTCCTTGCCGGTCTTTCCGCCTTCAATCTGCAATTGCCACGAAGTGACATTGAATTCGTCTTTGAGGTTTTCGAGGATCCCGACGAAGATGACGTTCTTGCTTCTTGTATGCTGGAGCGTCGTGAGCCACGAAATCATTTCACGGCCCATCAGGCCGTATGTAGCCCGCACATCTTTTTTACCGCGCTCATTAAAGCTCTCGGGCTGTTGCTCGCACCATTTGAAACAGAGGCGTCCTGCAACGGTTATCGAGTCGATAAAGTACGTTTCGTACTTTGCGAGCTTAGCATTTGCGAATTCATCCTTGATGGCGTCATAGTGCGCTTGGCTGTAAACCGCCGTCGGCGGCAATGCCGGGTTAGGTCCAGAAAGAAAGCAAGCAACATTTCTGCAATCCTCCCAAGTGCGCGGGCGCAGCGTATCCACTTGCAAATCCTGAATAGCCAGATCGCCAGCTTCCAGATCGACAAACAGCGTCGATGCGGGATCCACTGTCCTAAGCAGTGTTGTTTTTCCAACGCCAGCAGGACCAACAATCAAAGCTTTAACGCCCCGATTTTCCTTCATTCGTTCATCTGCTGAGATTATGCGCACTGGTTTTGCTCCTTCTGGTTTAACTTGATGCTTTCGAGATGTTCGGTTGAGAAGAAATTCTTGTCGCGCTGATAAGCACTCCGCAGCACGCCCCATTGCGTAAGCAGCACGATTGCTTCGTCGACAGAGCGAGCAAGCCCCCACTGATGTCCAAGACGCTGCGCCAGATCGCGAAATTCTTTCTGAGCGGGGCCAAGTTTCCCTTTGGCCGTTTTCATTTCCAGCCAGGCGACCCTGCCTTCTGGAAGCATGAAGCAAAGGTCTGGTGTCCCTGAGCGGACGCCCTCGGCCTTGAGCCGGCTGGCTTCCGAGATATGTCGATGGCCTCCGTTCGGGACCGCAAACCAATGCAAATCACGGCGCCCGGCGATGCGAAGGTAATCAAGCAACGCGACTTGGATCTTGTGTTCCGTATTTTTTCGTATCATCTCAATACCCCCACCCCGTCCTTGACGATGTTGGAGAGCTGTTCGCGTGTGATTCTGACGCGCACGATTTGAGTGCCGTCCGCGGTCACGTCGGTGACGCGCGCTTGATCGGGGCCGAATTGCAAATTGAGCAAAACAGTGCCCGTGTCGGGCTGGGTGATATAAGCGAGACGGGCTAGAGGGGGCACGGTCATCGTAGCTCGCCCTCGATTGTCGCCACGTCGTAGGCGACGCGCCAATCGTTACGGACCTTCTTTTCTATTTCACGGTGCGCATGCATCACGGTTGTGTGGTGGAAACCACCGAACATGATGCCGATCTGCGGAAGCGAACGAGTCGTTAGATTCCTGCAAAGGTACATTGCAGTTTGTCGAGCTTTGACAATCGTTCCGTTACGCCGATTTGCTCGCAGTTCGTGCTTTTGAAGATTGAAATGACGACAAGTCGCGCGCTGGATATCGGCCACGGATGGCACATGATCAGATTGTGGTTGCACCTTGCGAGCGTTGTGAAAATCCGCGGCGAGGCTCATGCGCTTTGCCCCCGGTCGAGAGCGGAATAGCCTTTGGGAGGATCGCCCAAGAGCATCGCCGAGAGTGACCGCGGCGCATCAGCGCGTATGCGCGCTTCGGCAATCAGTTTGTCAGACGGACGGCTTGCAATGATGTCAACAGCGCGTATCCCAGCATCAATACCCGTGTAATTACGTTGGTTATATTGCGCCCTTTTTTTTGCAGTGGCGATGCGACGGACTTCGGTCATATTCGCGCTGCGCGTCATGCTCTTGCATGTCTTGCACCTGATATAACCGTCACGATCAGTAATTGTATTGTTCGCGGTTAGCTCGTGTCCACGAGAGCAATGGGTTTTCATTTTACTCATCTCCCCTCAGTTCCGGCGCGACCGCGAATGCTCGATCCGCTAACCACGCGCTCAAGGCGATCAATTTCCGACCGATAAAAATCCTCGTCCGCCGCACGCAGACCTCCGATCATGGTTTGATATTTCGCTATGAGTGCAGACGCCTCTTTACGGGCTTCAATCAGTTCTGCTGCACGTCGGATATCGCGTGCCGCCCAATGCGCTGGATCTGCAATTTCGCCATACCAAAGGGCCTTCACGGTTCTGAATGTGACCGTGGTAACTTTGCGAGGCACGATGGCTAACCAGCTTTCGCGGGTATCGCCCCAGCCACGCGGCCCTGCGACGATTGCAATCTCTTTACGCACTGAACTCTCCTCGGATTGATTTTCCGACATTTGGAAGCTCCATGGTGTTTTTGGGAATCCATGGAGGAAAACGCACCCTGTAACGACGACACCGAAACCTGGATCACGCTCAAAGCAGCAACCTTGAACGTGGTCCAATGGCTAAAACTGAATGAGAAGCAGACAGAACAATGTGAAAGGAAGGACGCCGAGAATGACGACGATCCACACAGCAAGATAGAAAATCCCGTAAAGGACGGCGATTACATCCAACGCCGCTTGCGCGAGCTTCGCGAATTTGAACGACGCGCAAGCGGTGAGAAATGAATTGCGAGGTCTTTCTTCGCCGCGTAACCTCGCAGACACGGTAGCAAACAGGCTGGAGGACGTGTGAAAACCAGCCTGCATCGAAGTTCGATAAAATGTTGCATGGTCTTCCCCACACCGCGCACCATGCAGACGGTTTGTGGGCGCAGGAGGGGGAACAACTGCACCGTGAGCTGAATTCGATATGACGTTCATCTGATTGCCCCCTTGATGATCTTCCCGATGATCGGGCCGAAGAAGAAAGATGCGATGGTCCAGAGTGCGAGAAAGCCAATGACAGTCATTTCTCAAACTCCTGACGAATGGTCACGATGCGAAACAGCGCGCCGAGCGCGATGGTCGCGAAAGCGATGAACACAATGAGTTCGGTGAAGGAGTTCAAATAAGCCTCCCGTTCGGAGAGACTTCATCGAAGACAAGATCTTTCAGTGCGTCCGGAATCGGCTTGTTCATGATCCGGCATTCGAGGCGGCGCAAAAGTCGGGCCGTCTCGTCAAGACGGCGCTCAACACCTTCAAGCCTGATTTCACAAAGCGCGGTGTTGTAGTTGATCGAGTTTATCTCGTTGGTGCATCGCGTCGTCATGCGGCCTCCGGGGAGCTGGAGGCGATGGGATACAGATCGGGCCGCAATTCGTGACGTGACACGCCAGTAATTCGCTCGACGTCAAGGACGCGTAGCGGTGGGACTGTCTCCCATTGCGATAAGGCTTGGGGCGTTATTCCCAACTCATTCGCAAGCGTCTCAGCTTTGCTGACCGCCGCAATAGCTCGCTTCAAAGCATCGCTTTTTGTGCTCATACCTCGCTATAAAGCATAGCTTTACATTCGGGTCAAGCATTGCTTTCTTTACTCCATAAAGCTGAGCTTTATGATATTGACATGAATAAGGAAACTCTCGGTTGGAGGATTGCAAAGGCGCGATCCGACCATCAACCAAAAATCACCCAAGCGGCCTTGGCCGATTATTTGGATGTCACCCCGCAGGCGGTATCGGGGTGGGAAAGGAATGAGACTACTCCAGAACTGGACAAGATCGTAAAAATCTCAGATTTCCTTGGCGTGTCAGTTAGTTATTTGCTTGATGACGATACAAAAATGACGGGCGCCAACCCTAAATCCGATGTTCGGATGGTGCCGCTGCTCGACAAGGTTGCAGCTGGCAAGCTTAAAGCCTCGAACTCCCAAATCCCATTCGATGACGTGCCACTACTCACTTTTGCTGATCTTGGGCGTGGTGAGTGGTTCGCTTTGACGGTGGACGGCGACTCTATGGACCGCCTCTCACCGGATGGGTCCAGGATCTTAGTCAATCAAGCTGACCGCACACTCGTCGCAGGCAAGGCGTATGTGATTAACCGGCGTGGCGAAACTACATTCAAGGTCTGGCGGCCAGAACCACCACGGTTTGCTCCATTCTCAACGAATCCTGTTCATGAGCCGGTTTTTGTGAAGTCAAAGGCCGAGGCCGAAAAATTGGTAATCGGCCGAGTGAAGCGAACGGTGCTGGATTTATGAAAGATCTTAGCCCATACC